TGCTGTGTCACTTGCGTCATCTATTACAACGTCACCACCTACTTCTAATTCGTGATTGATTCCCATTACCAATTTACCTCTAGTAATTGTCAAATCATTATCTACTATTATTTTATTTCCGTTGTCTGGTGATATTTGTCTTGTATCTCCATTCATATGTATAATTAAATTATGAAACGCATTGTTAGCGTGGCTATCACCTCTCATTGACATTCTGGAATCAAAACCATTGAACTGAAACATTACAGTTCCATTAGCATTGTCAAAAGTATCTCCACCATATTCTACTCTCCAAGATTTGTTTGCACTATTGTTATATCCATTTACTTTTACTTGACCAGTTGTCATAGTAGCTTTAGCATTAGCACTCTGAGCCATAAACAAACTACCAAACGTGTGAGTTCCTGTACCGCCTACAAACGTTCCACCTATTTCTATATTTAAGGCATAATCTGCCTGTTGTCTAAGCGCACCTAAACTTATTGTTCCTGAACCACAAGTTAACGTTGCTTGGTCTGCTGCACCGCTTGCTGGCCCTATTGTTGTAGTTCCTTGTACTGTAAGTGCATTGTTTTCTGTGCTTAGTTGTCCTGACGTTATTGTAAGGTCTCCAGTAAGTGTTGGCCCGCCCGTTTGTATTTTTGCAACTCTAGCTCCATCACCTAAATCAATAATTAAATTTCTAATATTTCCAGATGAAGGTATAATATCAAGATTAGTTGTATCGGGCGTATCTATTTCTAAATCAAAATTTCCTGCAATTATGCCATCAATATTAACTGCATAACCATTTGTGCCTTCACTACTATCTCCTTCGCTCTTTATAGATAGTTTACCACCTGAGCCATCTAATGTTGCTCCTAAATTAATTGTTAAAGATGCAGCTTCTCTATTTGTATCTAGTTTACAATTATGACCTGTATTGGCTATTATAACGTGGTCGTCTGCATTAGGTACTACGCCACCGCTCCAATTAGCATCCCTACCGTAATCTGTTTGCTGACTTCCAGTTCCATCACCACCAACCCAAGTTGCTACAGGCATCTATCTAAGCCTGAACTAGCATTGCGTAAGTAATGTTATCACTACCAGTAGCAGGGGTAACTGTAGCCCCAACCCAAGATAAACCTGTAGTTGCTATTGATTTTAACATACTTGCTCCACCACTAACTGTAATGTTGTCGCCTATCTGTGTCCATTCTGCGGCTGATGCTAAAGTTCCAGAAGTTGTTCCCAATCTTCCATAAACTTTGACAACATCCCCAGCAGAATCTGCATCATCATTATAAAACTGGAAAGACACTCTGTCTTCGTTCTTTACATCCAAAGCTGGAATCAAAGCTACTGCAGACGTTCCTGTCTTAGTAAGCGAACCTGTGATTAGTTGTGCTGATTTAAAATTTGCCATATATTATACCTCACTTCGCTGGCACGTGCCATACGTTGTATATAGTTATAAATTTAATCGTTGATACTATATAAAGGTTTCTCTAAGACGTAGGTCCTACGTCACTTATAGTCAATACCCATTGACCAGTATCAACACAAATTAGATGAGCTGTTTTGTAACTAACTAATGGTGCTCCACCAGCTCCAGTACCAGAACTTACTTGATGTATAGCAATATTACTACCAGCGTTGACTGCTTGATTTATTGTTTGACCTGTGTTAGGGGTTATTTGAATTAAAGCGCTACCCGGAGCAGCAGAAGCATAAATACACTGTGCTACTATAAAATATTCATCACCTATTACTGAATCGGCAGTAGCTGGAGTTGTTAATGTACAAGTAGCAGAGCCTTGATTATCAGCCGTAGCCATATAGTGACTGTAGCTATCTGATAGTGTGTGTGTGCCTGCAAGGTCATTTTTCATTTCTTTCTGAACTGCTAGTGTTGAACCAGTGACTGATAATGAACCTGTAACTCCTAAACCACCGTTAACTGTTAAAGATGGTGTAGCAAAGTCTCCATAGATTAAAGGAGTATCTGATTCTGCATTGTGGATGTATAATTTATTCTGTACTACGCCTGTAGAGGTTGGTCCTGCACGTGTACCTAAGTATACGCTACTAGCACTTGCTCCTGTAGCTTTTTTTCCTGCGTTAAAACCTATAGCAACATCTTCATAGTTTTGAGTACCACTATATAAAGCTTGATGACCAATAGCAACACTACGACCTGAACCAGCAGCTTGGTTTAATCCTGCTTCAAAACCAGCAAATACCGTAGCACCTTGTGATGTTACGTTAGCACCAGCTCTAGGCCCTATAGTTACATTCTTTTCACCACTAGAAACAGATGTAAGCGCTTCTCTACCTACGGCAACGTTATTATGACCTGTGGTTGTGCTGGAATCACCCATACCTGCTTTAAAGCCTATATATGTATTATGATTACCGTGTGGATAATATCCTGCTTGTTTTCCTACCACAGTACTTCCAGATGATTCTGAACTATAACCTGCTAAAGAACCTATTATAACGTTATCTGATTCTGTCATTTCATAACCAGCTAAATTACCAATAACGGTGTTGTCAGTTTGTGTGGTAGCAGCATTTAATGCTTGTCTACCAATGGCGATGTTATTGTCACCAGTAGTTGAATTATTAAACGCTTGATAACCTATTGCTACGTTATCATGCGCAGTAGTATAATCTAACATAGCGCTCGTACCGATAGCTACGTTTGTTCCCCCTGTTGAATTACCAGCAGAACCATACATAGCTTGCCATCCTATAGCAATATTATGGTTACCACCAGAGGCTTCATATAAAGCAGAATCCCCAATACCTACATTACCTGTATAAGCTACGCTGTTTTCTCCCTGAGCTGCTGTATAACCTATAAAAACGTTATTTGTACCTTGTTGTATATTCAAACCAGCTTGGTATCCCATTACTACATTTCTACCATTACCAGTGCTTGTACCATTAGTAAATTCATAAGATTTAAAAGCGTCGTAACCTACTGCTACGTTTCTTTGTGCAGCTGTACCAGACCTTAAAGCTGCATGACCTATCGCAGTGTTCTGATAACCTGTAGTGTTTTTCTGCATTGTGAAATATCCTATAGCTGTGTTACTATAACCAGTGGTTATGTCCTCCAATGCAAATCCACCTATACCTTGGTTTTGGTCTCCTGTTGTTATATCCATCCCAGCGAATGAACCTATAAAGACATTATATTCTGCCATTGCACTTGTTGATGCGTTACCTTTACCAGCACTATCTCCTATCAAAACATTGTGGTTTCCTGATGGCATGGAAGACCCTGCTGCTTTACCTAGTGCTACGTTAGATGTTCCACTAACTAACGTATTTAATACTTCATGACCAATAGCGGTTTGATTGTTACCAGTAACTAGACTGCTTAAAGCTGCCCGACCCAGCACAGTTAAATTACGGGCTGTTGCTGATGATGCTGCATTATAACCAATAATAACGTTTTCATAAGATGTAGATGTTTGTGCTTTACCTGCTTGCCAACCAATAGTAACGTTACCTAACGCTACTCCAGTATTAGATGCTAAATAACCTATAGTAACACTTCTATTTTCTGTTGTGTTGTTTTCAGCTGCTCCATATCCTATAGCAACCGATTCTGATGCAGTTGTCCAATCTTTAGCTGCATAATTTCCAATAGCTACGTTCTTTTCACCATTAGAAACAGCTGTGAGCGCTTCTGTACCTACGGCAACGTTATTATGAGCAGAGTTAGTAGATGAGTTACCATATCCAGCTTTGAACCCTAAAAATGTATTGTAATTTCCTGAAGGATAATATGAAGACCCCCATCCCAACGTTGTAGAACCTGTTGGTGTACCAGAACTAAAGAGAGCGTTTACACCAATAGCTGTGTTATAAAGAGAACCAGCTGAGGAATCTCGCATCGCTTCTCTACCCATAGCAGTGTTACCTCCTCCAGTAGAAACTGTGCTGAGAGCTTTATGTCCTACGGCAGTATTATCTCCACCGGTAGTGATTGCATCACCAGCATATGCACCAATAGCAATTGTTTCGCTAGCTGAAGTTAAATTCTTAAGTGCTTCATAACCCATACCTATGGCAAATGAAGTTGTTACTAAACCACTGCTCATAGCATTTTTACCAATAGCTATGTTATAATTACCAGTTGCAGCAGTCTTATATGCGTCACTACCTATAGCAACGTTATAACCTGCACCTACTGCAGATTCTCCTGCCTCTGAACCTAAGAACACATTCTGAGGACCAGTTGTTAAAGTTGTACCTGCTTCTTTACCAACAAGCACGTTATCACCAGCTTCGGTTATAGCATCTCCTGCATATATACCGACTGCTACGTTATCATCACCTGTGGTTGTTTTTTGTAATGCTTTATAACCAACTGCCACGTTTCTTTCTGCACTTGTGATTTCATTCAACGTATAGTTACCTATTGCAGTATTATAATTAGAAGTTGAACTTCCTGCTCCGTTTAATGCCTCATTACCAACAGCTACGTTCTCAGTTGCTGTGGTAGGGTTTCTCAGTGCAGCATGTCCGATTGCTACTTGATATCCCGTAGGAGATTGGTATGCTGATTCATAACCTATAGCAATCAAACGTTTAGATGCTTGTAACATTCTACCTGCATATGCACCTAGTATTACGTTTTGTTCACTGCCTGTTATGTTTGCACCAGCTGAGTTACCCATCAATACGTTATATTGACCAGTTGTTAAATCGTGACCTGCATTGTGTCCAACCATTGTATTGTAACCTGCTGTCATGTTCTGTGCAGCGTTATAACCTACAATTGTATTTTGGTCTGAAGTTTGGTTAGAGAAAGCTGCTTGGAACCCAATAACTACATTTTCTACACCGCTAGTATTACTATAAGCAGCATTCTTACCAATTGCTACCAAAGAATTTGCATTATTAGTATATCCAGCTTTATAACCTACTAATGTAGCTGCTGTTGCTGTAGATTGTGTATAACCAGCTTGATAACCTATATGTACATTATCTCCACCAGTAGTTATACCATATCCTGCCGAATATCCTATAACTGTATTACTATCTCCACCTGCATTACTATACATCGTTGATGAACCAATAGCTACGTTGTAATCACTATCATATGATGAATTAGCTCCTTTCATAGCTTCGTAACCCATGGCTACGTTATGACTACCTGACTCTGTTCGATGCATTGCATACATACCTACAGCTGTATTACGTGTATCACCTTCTACAAATTCCAGCATCGCAGAGTAACCAATAGCAACATTTCTACTTGCAGTGGTACCAGCTCCTAATGCGTATGAACCGAATACTGTATTATAATTACCAGTGTTTATATTCTGCCCCGCTAAATATCCTCCAAGTGTATTCTCTATACCGTCAGACAAATCTTTACCTGCTTGATAACCGATAGCGGTGTTTTTGTCTCCGTCATTGATATTCATCAAAGCTTCTCTACCAATTCCTACGTTTAACTCTGCACCACCTGCAGCTGTACCAAATCCAGCGTTATATCCTAACCAAGTATTGTAGTTTCCAGTTGGATGATATCCAGATTGATAACCTATAGCTACTCCTCCAGCTCCACCGGACACTTTAGTCATAGCTGATACTCCTACAGCTACATTATAAGCATTTGAGCCTGTTCTAAGAGAATAATTACCCACTGCAACGTTATTGTCACCATTGTGAGCATACATACTTAAATAACCAATTGCTGTAGAATTTCCTGCCCCATCTAGACTTCCCATAGCCTCAGCACCTATAGCTATACTATAATTACTAGTTGTGTTAGCTAACATAGCACTCTTACCTATTGCTATGTTATAGTCTCCAGTAGTTAAGTCTCTAGCTGCTAAATGTCCCACTGCTACAGTGCCTTGTGTACCTGTTGCACCTGAAAGTGCGTAATATCCAACGGCTACAGTTGATTGAGATTCTTGGTCCGAAGCACCCATTGCAGCAAAACCAATTGCGGTGTTATAACTAGCTGAGCCTGACGCATAACGTAAAGCACTAACACCCATTATTGTGTTTCTTTCTTGTGTAGTAATTTTTTGACCAGCTTGAAGACCGATAGCAACATTGCTGTCACCAGTGGTTATATCATTCAAAGCTGAAATACCTAATGCAGTATTGTTATTTGCGTTGTTTGTTGTAGAAGCTGGGTTAGCTCCTATATAAATAGAATCACTTTCAGTTAATGCATTAACAAAGTTACCTATAGTATCAGTACCTGTACCTATGGCTAACTTACCAGAAGATAAAGAACCACCGAATGTACCTCCGCCTCCTCCTCCTGCATTAAGAGCGTGAGATGCTGTAACAGCAAAACTTGCACAACAAAGTATGGCAAATCAAGCAAAAGCAAGACAAGACCGTTTACAAAACCAAAAAGAACACAACATGCAAATGGCTGATAGAGCCAAGCAAAACTCACAGATTGCTGCCGGAGAGCCTATGGAGATGTCTTGGCGGTTGCTAAAAGATTGGAGTTGGAATCACGAATTAAGTCCAAGAGCAAGACGGGCTATTGTTGAAAGAGCAAGAAAGGCTAAGAAAAAACAACAATAT